CTGTTAAATGAGCCAATCGAAGTTCATCTTGTGCCAGATATTGAAAAGGGCGAAGTGCTGATTGATTCGCGTGGAAGAGGAAGTTTCCAGAAGGGTACTGAGGATTTGTAGCGGAAAGTTTGCGGTGTAGATTCAAAACCAGATTTTATAGTCAACACTTTCTTCTGGGCATAGTGAGCACTATTGGTTTTTGATACATGGTTTCAACATACTCACGCATCGGCGTATAGTCAGCACTATTGCTTTCTGGCTATTTTGAGTACAAGTTTTAAGAAGGTAGTTAGAATGGCTAGGGGAAATCTTTGGACAGAGCAGGAAATCAGCCTCTTGGAAGAGATGGTGGAAAAGGGCATGAATCCTCAGCAGATTTACGATAGTGGCAAATTGCCTGGGAGAACATTCCGTAGCATCGTTAAGCAGTTTTACGGTAGTGTAGTTCCAACTAAGCCCATCATCGAAGTTGTAGCTATTGAGCCTGCTCAAGACGCTTTAACCATGGAGAAGGTTGTTAAGCTATATACAACAGCCTTTGAGCAGATCAGCGCAATGAAACAGACTGATAAGTTAGCGCTTGAACGACTTCGAATAGTTTTCCAGGCTGCAAAAGACTATGGGCCCTTGTTGGCGGGTTACGAGAAGTGGGATAAGATTGAGAAAAAGATTGATGAACTTTCGGCTGCTGTGGCGGAGTTACAGGCAACGAAGGGCGATAAGAAAGCTTGAAGAAACTGAGCAGGCAATTAGGCAAATCTTCACAGAAGAAGAGGTTGAAATAAAGGGTCCTGTGGATTTCGCTAAGAAAGTTTTAGGGGTCGAGCCTTTCTCGTACCAAGCTAAATTGCTTGAAGATAAAAGCAAACGCATTGTCGCATGCATGGGGCGCCAAACAGGCAAAACCACATCCATAGCTATGAAAGCCATCCATTTTGCAGATATGAATTCTGCTGTGACCGTGCTAATAACTGCTCCAAGCTTAAGGCAGAGCATGATAATGTTTGACCGCATAGTCACATTCGTTTACTCTTCAGCCCGCTTAAGAAACAAAGTTGTAAGGATTACGAGAACGCTGGTTTCCTTTGAAAATGGCAGTCGCATAATTGCCCTGCCGTGTTCTGAACATCGTCTTCGCGGTTACACTGCCAACATGGTTATTTGTGATGAGGCTTCTTGGGTTTCCGAAAAAGTCATTTTGGAGGTTCTTTTTCCAATGCTGACGACGACTCAGGGTTACGCAATTTTCCTGAGCACGCCTTGGGATAAAAACCATTTTTTCTACCGAGCCTTTGTCAACCCAGCTTATAGCGTGCATAGGGTAAAGTCTGAAGAATGCCCGCTTGTAACCAAAGAGTTTCTCGAAGAGATGCGGCAGAACATGACTCATGAAGCGTATCTGATGGAGTATGAAGCAGAATTCGTTGAAGCCTTAAACAGTTATTTCCCTCAAAGCCTGATTCGCTCAGGTGTTGAGCTTGCCCAAAAGCTTGGTGCTGAGTTTTACCCAAGTCTTGAGGTTTCTTTTCCAAGCGGAGATTTTTACGCTGGGGTGGATTTCGGTAAATTGCAAGATTATAGCGTCCTCGCAGTAATAAAACGTGAAGATGAAATCCTCAAGCTTGTCTACGTTCATCAGTTTCCCCTTGAAACACCATACACGCAGGTTATTGGGCATCTTGTGAGAGCTAATCAAAAGTTTCAGTTCCGCAGCGTGCTTGTGGATCAAACTGGCGTGGGTGAGCCTGTGCTCGAGGAAATGCAGAACCAAGGCTTAAGAAACGTTGAAGGCGTAAAGTTCACGGTTCAAACCAAAGAGGAGCTTCTTACAAGCCTGAAAATCGCCATGGAACAGAACCGCTTGGCAATACCGTATCATAGGCAGCTTTGTCAACAAATCAACGAACAGCAATACGAGTACAGCAAAAGCGGACACTTACAGTTCAAACATCCAGAAAACAGCCACGATGACATGCTATGGGCTTTGGCTCTGGCAGTAACTACAAGCATGCAAGCGCCTCCGCCTGGCAGGGGCGCCGTTATGCTTCCACATTAACAGTTATTAATGGTTATTAACAGTGATTTATGATGAGTTTTGTTGCTGAGAGGATTCGTAAAGGCGTTCAAGCGGTTAGGGCTAGGTTTGTTGCTCAGCGTCCGGTTCCGCCGGACATTAGTAAGCGGCAGATTGAAGAGGAAATTCCTGTCAGCTGGAAGAAAGATGGGGACCTCTATGGGTATGTTAATCGTTACATGCTTAAGGGTTCTGGCGCGGGTTTTGTTACTCCGCCTTATTCGGCGATATGGGAAAAAGTTTGGGGCGCGACTCCGATTGAGGATTTGCCCAAGTACAAGGATCTATACACGTTTACTCCGTACATCAAAGCTGCTATCGACGTCACGGTTAACCTTGCTATTTCAAACGGGTTTGAGCTTGATGGCGGTGATGATGCGGTTCGTGAGTGGCTAAGCGATTGGCTTGATGAGCAGAACATTCTGCATACGCTGCGCATCGTGGCTACGGATATGCTGGTGTTCGGCAACGCTTTCATAGAGATTTGCCGCGATGAAACCACAGGCAAGGTTACGTGGCTTAAGCCCCTAGACCCAGTCCATTGCAGAGTCCGCCGAAACGAGTACGGCGACGTTTTCGGGTACATTCAGTTGTTGACTTTTCCACCTGTGGTTTTCACGGCTCAGGACATGGTGCATTTCCGTTGGGGAGCCAAAAGCTGGTGGTACGAATTTTCATCGGGCACAAGTTTGCTTAGGCCTCTGCTGAAGATTCAGGCGTTGATTGACCAGTTTGAAGATGACATGGCGGTTATTTGCCACACGTATGCTAAGCCGATGCTCATAGTAAAAGCGGGCACTCCTGAAAGACCCTTCAGCGATCAGCAGCTTCAATCGCTCATGGAAGCTTTCCGAGACCGCAAACCTGCGACAGACGTTTTTGTTCGCGGCGACGTGGCTGTTGACGTGGTTCCAAGCTTAACTAAGGACGTGAACATTCAATGGTGGCTTGATTACCTCTACAAGCAGCGCGAAGCAGTTCTTGGCGTTCCGAAGATTTTTCTCGGCGAAAGCGAGGGCACAAACCGTGCAACAGCTGAGGTTGTCATGCAAGAATATGTTACCAGGCTTCGGATGATGCAGGAAATTATCGGTGCCATTTTGGAAACTGTCTTATTCAAACAGCTAATCGAGCACGAGTTCGGTGAAGGAGTTGAAATTCCCAGGGTTGCATGGAAACCCATCTGGGAAGCAACGGTTGAAGACAAAGCCAAGTTCATCAGCGACTTGGTCCAAAACGGCATAATAACAGTTGCCGAAGCACGCACGCAGCTAGGCTATCCAGCAGAACCAGAGGACCAAGGTATCTCCCAGCTTATGCCTAAGCCCAAAAGCGAAGGCGAAAAAATCGTGGAGAAAACTGTGAGAGGCGTTGTGGAACAACTAAGCGAAAAGCAGGCGAGGGGCGAATGAACATGCCAGGATTAGAGGAAGGCGAAGGCGCTTTTTGGCGCTACAGAGTGCAAGACCCAGACAAGTTTGAAAAATTCCGCGTTAAAGAAATCACTAAAGGCGTCAAGATCACGCTTGGAAAAATCAAAGGCTCAGACCGCTGGGAGATTCAGAATTACATGTTTGAGAAGGCGCTGTTTAAGACTCGTGAGCAAGTGCGTAAGTGGGTTGATCAACACTTAAAGGCGGAAATTAAGACGCTTCTTGATTTTAAGGCGTGGAATGAATGGAAAAGGCGGTTTGTGAATGCTTACATGCAGATTTCAAATGTTGAATGAATTTCATGGTTATAGGTGAATGATATGAGTTTGTTTTTTGCGCAGGGCGGATACACGCAGAAAGAGCGTGAGAAAATAGAGAAAGCGATTGAAGCTAGGGAGAAAAAGTACGGCTATAAGCGTGGTTCGAACGCGAGTCTTTCTAAGCCTAAAGAATATGCGAATATTGCTGAGGGCGATTTTGCTGATCCGGTTGGCTATAACTATCCAGTGGATAAGGCGCATATCCATGGCGCCATAACGTATTGGCAACGCTTAGGTAACCGCAAGGCCTACGGTGATTCTAAGGCGCGGGCATTCATTACTGAACGTATTGTAAGAGCTGCTCTGAAATTCGGAATAGGCATAACTTACGATCCCAAAGACCCAGATTATCAAAACTTGCCTGAAAGCCTCAAGAAACAGATGAAAGGCTATTCAGGAAATAAGAGTATGCTTGAGGATTGGCAGGGTTTCCGTGCTTGGCAAGAAGCCCTATACAGTGCTCGTGGTACACGTGTTCCAGTTTTCTAATTACTACGTACATTTGAGGGTTAGGATGTACGTGGTAAATCCAAAGTCAAAGTATTAGGTGATTTGAAAATGCAGTTGCGTTATTTTGTGCCTTTTAAGGCTCAGGAAGGCGTTGATGCACAGTATGCGCTGAAAGAGAAGCTATTGAATATAGAGGGGGTCGCAATCGATACTTCAGTCAATAGCAATAAATGGATGGTTCCGAGTGAAGATTTGGATTTTGTTGCGCAGAGCCTCTTTGGTGCTCAGTTGCGTGTTGATCATGCGGAGAGCGCGTTGATGGTTGTGGGTAGGGTTTCTGAGGCTAAGCGTGATGGTGATCGTGTGCTCTTTCGCGCTGAGGTTGGCGAGGAACGCTTAATCGAGAAAATACTCCGCAACTACGTAACGCATGTGAGCATTCAAGTTGATAGTGATGATGTTGAATGTAGCATGTGTAAGCGTCCAACGAGGAAAGAGAGCATGCTAGTGCATCTTTGCCCGAGCGCCTGGGAAATCGTCCACAAGCCCAAGGTCCGCGAGCTAAGCATTGTTGCGAGCCCAGCTTACAAGGACACGGCGTTTCAGCCCGTGGGCTTTTTCGCAGCTATGAACGATGCGCAGTGGGATGCTATTCTCAAAACTGTTACGGATTCACAGTCATTTGTTAACTCAAGTGATAATGTGGGTTCTAGGCGTGAGCCGCAAGAACCTGAAAACAAAAAGTTTGCAAAAGAGGTGAGGCACTTGTCTGAACATAATACTCAGCAAAGTGCTTCTCCACAAAGGGCACAAGGCGTAGTTTACGTGGCACCAGGAGAAACATCGCCAAAACAGGTGACATACGAGGATTTTATGCAGCAACTGCAGCAACTCGAGAAACAGATAACGCAAACAAGCGCTCCGGAAGCTGAGGTTGAAGCTTTGAAGAAGAAAGTAGCAGAGCTTGAAGGCGAAGTGGCTAAAAGAGCCACTAAACGTAGTTTAAGCAAGAAAATAAGCGAGCTTTCAAAGCAGCTTCAACAACCCCAAGAAGATGGCAACGAAGGCGAAGACTCAGAGGCTGAAAGTGCTAGGCGCGCAAGCGGTAAAGGCATAGTTGCGGTTGACGAGATGCAGCGCGACGCACTTGGCAATTACGACTGGTTCAAAGACCTGCTGAAAGCACACAAGAGACTTACAGGTTTCCAATGAAAAGGTGATTTGCAATGAGTTTAGAAGGAACAACTGCACTTGTAAGCGACCGTTACCTAATAGCAGCCGAGGTTGACTCAGGAGCAACCGTCACTGCCGGGCAGGTTGTTTACGTAAGCGCTGCTGGATTCATTCCGAAAGTTACGCCAACTGGCGGAGCACGCAAAGACGTTATTGGTGTTGCTTTGACTGGTGGAGCTGCGGGCAAGAAGATTACTGTTATTTGCAGAGGGCTTGTGAGGGTTACCGCTTCAGGCGCTATTACGATGGGTGCGAGGATTTCAAGTTCTACTGCTGGGAAAGTAGCTGCTGTCGCAGTTATGGACGCACCAAGTGGTGGTTCAAGCCAGTATTATACTACAACAATTGAAAGCGCGTTCCAGACAGAGCTTGACAAGACTGAGCAGTGGATTGGCAGAGCATTAACTGCTGCTTCAGCTGATGGCGATGTGATTTACGCTTTGCTTTCCTGTATTCCATAAAAGAAAGGTGATTTGCAATGAGTTTCGTAAGAGACGCACTTTCATGGAGTGACACCGGAGCCGTTCAATACCCAGCGTTGCACAAGAAAATCGTTGAGCTTTGCATGCCGAGCTTGGTAGTCAAGAAGCTATTTCCTGAATTTCCTTTAATCGCAGGAAAAACAGTCACGTTTGTTAAGCAAAATGGCAGCAGGGCAGCCGCAATTTCAGAAGTCAGCGAAGGCGCAGAAATTCAGATGGATTTTACTCCTTACACCACAGTGACAATTACTCCGTACAAGAAGGGCTTGCGTGAGCGTATCAGCCGAGAAAACATCGAGGACCTGTACATTCCAGTAATCGAGGATCAGCTTCGCCGTTTAGCTAGGCGCATGGCTTACACAATCGACAAGGACTGCATGACCGTCATCGACTCGGCAGCTGCAAACAGCTCAGCAGGCACTGGCACAAGCTTAGGCGCCACAGGAACCGAGTTCACCATCAGCGGCGGACTCGGCACAAAAGACATCTTGAAGGCTAAGGCTGCTATTGAATCGTACAACTTCATCCCAGACAGCATACTGCTTAACCCGATAAACGCGAGGGACGTCATGTATCTCCCGCAGTTTAGTTTGCACATGCAGTACGGCGAACCAGTAATTCAGACAGGCATAATCGGCACGATCTACGGCATGGCTGTGTACATAAGCACCGTTGTCTCGGCAGGAACCGCCTACATATTGAGCACTGGTCAGAACTTGTCAGCGGCGTACAGCCCAATGGGATTTTTCTGTATCAAGCGACCTTTGATGAGCGAAGTTGAAATTAAGAAAGAGTTCGATTCTGTCGACGTGACTTTGACGACGAGGTACGCGCCTGTAGTGCTGTGTGGAGAGGCAATTGCGAAGGTTACAAATTTGGCTTCAACTTAAACTTCGTGATGTACGTGGTATTTTCAGTTTCCATTTTTGTTTTTTGCCCAGTTGAAGAAGCTGGCTCGCATTAGCTTTATGGCTGGGAGAAGCGGGCACATAAGAAGTAAACGTTTTGTGAGGTGAAAATGAACATGGATATTTCAGTTTATTACAGCTTAATCGCTGCAGTCATAACATCAATTATCTATGCAGTGATCGCTTGGAAACTCAGCGGTGAAGCCTTTAGCGAAACCAAGTTTCTACGCACTGTTGCATTGTCGTTTGCTATGGCGCTTGGCTTCAGCGTTACCGGGACTCCGCTTAGCAGCATTTACGTTTCGCCTTTCGCGTCAACATTAATCGGCGCCATAGGTAGTAAATATTTGAACAGCATCCAAGAAGTTGTTGCACCTATTGCGAAGGACCTTGGCACAGTTGACGTTAGTAAACCAGAGCAAGCAGCTTTACAGGTGGCGCCAGCGGTAGAAAAACTTGCAACACCTGCACCTCAGGATACGGCGCAGGCTCCTGTTCCCGCGTCATAATCAGAAACTCAGGCAGTTTCTGGGCTTTTCCTTTTTTTGGTACTACGTACATTGGGTCTTGGCATGTACGTGGAAAAGTGCTATTAAGGTGAAAAAATATGACTGTACAATACGTTGCGATAAGTGATGTTCAAGCTCATTTAAACGCTAGCTTTGACTCTGGAACGCTAACTTACACGGTTTTCGGTTTGCCTGTTGCTCAGGCGAGTTTTCAGGCGCGTGTGGACCACGCGAATGTGTATGCAAACGCGATTGTGGGGCAGGATTTGCAGCAAAGTGATTCGCGGTATAATTGGGCGGTTCTGGTTGCTTTGGATATGGCTTGTCTCGGCGTTCTTGTTGCTGCAAGCGGCGGGATGCTTCAGGGCGCCTTTGATTATCGCCTCGGCGACCTCTATATCACAAAGGCTTCAATCAGCCGATTAGCGTTTGAGGGCGCCGTTAAAAGTTTTCAGGATGATTTGATTAGAACTCTCATGAATTTCTCTAAGCCTATTTTGGCTGCTGAAGCTAGTGCTGCAAGCGAGGTTCCGATGTACAGGGGCGGCTTGATGAATCCATGAGTTATCCTGACAAAGTTTTAGGGAAAGGCAATTACATCCTGGCTAAGGTGAACGGTGTCAAAATGACTCTTACGAGTGCTGAGCTTGGGCGTCTTCTCTGTCACGGCTATGACGTGGAAGTTGTCTCGTCAACCTAAGCAGCATCGACTAGGTGTGCGGTTCCGTCGGGACAATAGACTTTCTCGCCGGCAGAAACTCTAGCGAAACGTCGTTTGCACTCAAAAAGTTGTAGTTCGCATCCGTCGCAATCACGAGATAGCATCTTGTCACCTCTATATTATTTAATAAGATTTCATATAAAGGACAAACAGGGAAATAAACATTGCGCTCATGGAAGGTGTCAATTACGGGAACTGTTCCACAAGCCTATTACGATTTCGTGATGAATTATGCGCCGTACTTCTATGTTATTCCAACAAGTCTAGCGCAGGATGCTTCTTCAGGGCAGAAAAATGTCACTATTTCAGATGGCAGCATGTTTCAGAGCGGTTATCCGGTGCAGATAAAGGATAACACCAACAATGAATGGAATACGGTTGTCTCTGTCAACGGTGACACTCTTACAATGCAGAATAACCTTTTTTGCACTTATTATGCGGCTAATGGAGGCTTGGTTGAAGGCCCTGATCCAGCTTTTGGCAGAGGCGCTTTTCCAGCTACGTTCGCTATAGACTTTCTTTATCAAGCCTACTCGAGCACACAGTTTCAAAGCAACAAAACGGATATCCTCAATAAAATCATAGCCCTTGCAGACTTTATATTAACTCAGCAATGCATTAACCAGGCTAAGAAGGCTTATGGCGGATTTGCGAGTGCAGAGGGTGGCACGCAGTACTGGAGTATTGATGCTGGAAGATGTATACCTGCACTTCTTGAGGCTTATGACCTCACAGGCGATACCCGGTACTTGGATGCTGCCAAGTTAGCTGGAGCAACTTTCCTCAAGACCATGCAGGACCAGCAATCCTACGGCGGTTTTGCTCGGGCTGTAGCAATTGACGATTCATGGCAACTGCAGTTAGACGTTGAATCTCTTTATTGCCTTATCGGTTTAAAACTCTTAGCAAATAAGTATGATACCTCAAATGCAACTGTTTATCAGGGTATTATGAGCAAAGCAGTCGGCTTTCTCAGATACGGCTTAGAGAATCTCTACTTAGACTTTGACCCTGCAGATGGTAAATGGCATCGTGTAGGCCTAACTGAAAATGACATTTATGATGATTCAATCGGCTTTGCCTTGCTAGGCTTGTACACGTATGAAGGTTGGAGTTCGAGCTGCCAGCAAGTTTACAAGTTTCTTCAAAATATTCGCGCTAGCGCTCAGTATCCAGCGTATAACCCTTCAATCTGCTTGCCTGGCTATATCAACGTCGTACAGAAATTCGCTGACTGCGCCTATTATGACGATATTACAATCGGAATCCTTGGCACAATTCGTGCAGCGCATGATAAGCCTTCTTACGCCTTGGCCATGCAAGTCCTTAGCAACCATCAAGATGAATTCTTGTTTTGGGGTCCACTGTTCACAGATTACAGTCCGATCACGCCTCAGAAGGCTATGGCGAACGTATCTTGGCTTGCAAGGTTTTTCCTAGGTTATCAGGAGCCGTCAACGGACTTCAATAATCTTGTCAATTTGAGCGGTGAAACCCTTAGCCTGTTTCCAGTGCTGGAGGCGGCTGATAGTGTTACGTGGGGTGAAGCCTTAAGCTTTAAAGCGGTTGTGGCGCTTGGCGCTGTGGGCGAAATTGTTTTAGAGCCTGGCTACATTACGGAAGATAACATCACCGTTTACAGTTTGCTGCCGGTTCGTGTTCACGATAAAATCCGCCGGGCTGGCGTAGATTATGAGGTCTTAACGGTTCAATGTTTCGACTTGAATGGTGATCCGCAGTATTATAAGAGTGCTTGTAGGAAGCTGATTATGCAATGAGCAGTTACGAAGACCCAGTTACTACGACTATTAGGCTTCTTAGCAAGAACATTCGCGTAGTCAAAGAGGATAGTTCCGTTGCAAGCATTTACGTGAGTCAGCAGTGGTATGACCGTGAGCTCTTCAAAAACTATGATGCTCAAATAACTGTTGGCCTTAGTTCAAGTGAGGATCACAAAGTTGACTTAGCTGGTACAATTCGCCAGCGTCGGGGTCGATTAACTGTTAACTTGTGGGCTTCAGATAAGCCTGCTTCAAGCGATTCTGGAAGGTTAATGCGTCAGAAAATGGTTGAAGAAGTCAACCGCATCGTTAGGCAAAATATGAAGATTCCTAATCAAACAGTTTATGATTTCGCTGGGCTTGGGTATCCGACTGGTGATCCTCATAAAGCCTTTTCAGCCGTTGCCACAAGCGAACTAGCGCCTACAGACACAGCTTGGGCTGAACTGTCAGCCTTGGATTATCAAAAAATTTGGTATGCCGACGCAACAGACTATAGCAAGAGTGCTTCTGTGAACCTTCAGTATGCCCTTATGCTTTTCCGCTTAAAGATTCCCAGTAAGGCTTCGGCTTTTCAGAGTATGGTTTTAAGCTTTGTTGGTTACGGCACTGCTCCCGGCGGAAACGGTTGCACGATTAAAGTTTGGAACCCAAATACTATTCAGTGGGAAAATGCTGTAAGCGGTTCTGGTAGCAGTAACCAAACAATCACGATAACTTTGACGTCGACTGCAGCTAATTATGTCGATTCAAATGGGTATGTGTGGTTGCTGGCTAGAACGGCAAATACCAGTAACGGCAGCACTCCTGCAGTATTGAATTGCGATTATGTCAGATGCCTGGTTACCGTTAACGGCGTCAGCTACCTTGACATAGCGTCTTATCGTGATAGGGATAAGGTTGATGTGAAGCCTTTCATTTTCAGGACAGAATTTAGCCTGAAATCATGGTCTCTCGAAGATATTGGAAGCATATTCTAAACAATCACAGTCATGTTTTTATGACAAAGAAAAAAGGTGAAAAAGAAAAATGGTTGAAACATATGGCGGGCAGGAAAGCCGAGTTTACTTCATTACTGAAAGCAGCTATGGAGTTACGCCGACAAATCCAACTATGCTTGGGATAAACGCTGAAAACTTTGAACCAGAATTAGATCCGAGCCTGATTAAAGTCATGGGCGTAGGCTCTAGGGATCCGCAGGCGTTACTAAAGGGTTTGAGGAAGCCGCATTTGAAGTTCACGCATACTTTGCCGAGTACTGCGCCGATAAACTTGATTCAGCATGCTACAACTCTTAACAGCTTAAGTGTTCAAGTGCTTTACTATAAAGGCTTATTCGCAAGCGCCACAGACATTATCAGTCTTCTTCATTTGGGTTGCAGAATCGACAAGTTGGGCGTTGAATGCAGTGCCGAATCTTACATAAAAGCAACAGTAGAACTGATTGGACAAGACTTGACTGTTGGAACAGCTAAGATTAGTGGAGCAACGTATGGCGATTATGCTGGTGCAGTTCCGTTTTATCAGAGCAGTGTGCAGCGAGGCGTAGCAGATGGATCAAGCTTGACTGCTATAACGCGGGTGACTGACTGGAAATTCAGTGTTGAGAATCACTTGAAAGAGGTGCCTGTTATCGGGTCCACGGCTTATTTGCTGAAGTACTTGCAGGCTAGGCAGAGAGTGTTAAGCGGCGAGTTAACTTTCGAGTTTGAGAGCAAAGGTGAATTCGACGATGTCATAAGCGATGCTGAGTTTAGTCTCAGTTTTGGTTTGGGAACAAGCAGTGCCTTGTTCAAGTACTGCAAGTGGAATAAAGTAAATGCGCCGACTAAGATTGAGGATTTGGTGTCGCTTAAAGCGAGCTTTGTTGCCAGGGACGTTTTGATGAGTTAAGGCGGAATTCTGCCTTTTACTACGTACATTGGGCTTTAGGATGTACG